TTGGCGACCTTGATCGGGGCGCCATCTTCGGACAGCGTGCCGTACTTGTACTCGCCGTGTTCCTTGACCTGCTCCAGCGCAGCAATGTCACCCAGCGCGGCGCGAGTCACGGCACGGAAGTCCGGCACAGTGGTCTGGCGACCCAGCGGGCGCCAGGTCTGCGGCGCGTTGGTGTACGCATCACGCAGGGTTCGATTGACGGTGCTGCCCAACAGCAACGGGAAATCGCTGGTGGAGTGCATGCCCGCAGCCCGAACGGCTTGACGATCACAGCCCAGGGCTGCACGGGCCAGTTCTTGCGGAGTCATGCCGCGTGCATTACCGCCGGCCATCTCGACGAACTCGCGAGCCATGTCCACCAGGCGCATGCCTCGGAACTCACGACCAGCTTCAACCAACTCAACTTTCGAGTCACAGCGGTGCAGCAGAGCATTCTGCATCGCAGAGCGTTTCGCGTTCAGGACGGTAACGTCCAGGCCGCCGGTCACGACAGTCGGTTGGCTATTGCGGGTATTCGGCTGGTCCTTGTTCTGCTTCTCGGCAACTTTGTCGATCAGCGCGATGCTGGCATCGGCGACGGAAACACCACGTTCAACCAGATCATCGACGAAGGCTTCGTCATCCAACTGCACCTTGCGAGCCATGGTGCGGATGTTCAGGCTGCGCTTGCGCTCAGCTTCAGCAGCTTCACGGCGAAGCGTTTCTTCGGCCGCGCGCTTCTCTTCTTCGGTCATTGCATCTTCCTCTTGGGTAGTAGGCACGGCGGCCGGTTCTACGGTCGGCTCACTTGCCGACCGAACTTCAAAAATGGTTTTGAATCGATCGCCGTTGTATTCGGCGGGTGTTTTGGCGCTGCGGACCTTGGCGCCGTCGTCGAAGCCGATCGGCACCAGCGAAATTTCCAGAGGCTCCCAGTCGACAGCTCGATAAGTAGGAAGCTTGTCGTCTTCCTCCTCGATCAGCTCGTACCGATGAACCGCGTATCCGACACTTACGTTTCGAAGGATCCCGTCGATCACGTCCTTGAAAACAATGTCCGCGTCTTCCCGCTTGCTGAAACGGACCAACGCATGACCCAGGCCGTCAGCGATCCACGCTCGCTCGACGACCGCTAGCACTGCACCAAGCTCGTATTGGTTGTGAACCCCAAGTAAAGGGGCGCCGTTGTTCAGCCGGTCCAGGCGCACCGCCCCGTCGCTTACTTCCAGCTCTTCCATGTAGCTGCCGACATCCCAAGACCACCGGCGACCTTTCGCGCCGGTAGTCCAGGTCAGTTCGACCGTGCGGTTTTCAATGTCGACCGATTCCGGCCTTACCGCGGCGCGCAGGTTGAACGCCGGTGTCTCATGCGTCTTTCTCGTCATCACCTGGTTCGGAGTTGGCATCGTCTGGTTTCTCTTCTGTGGATGGCGGCTGACTTGGTGAGCCGGCGGCCGCGACGCGGCGCGGGTCACAATCCAGCACCAACCCGTACTTGTCGATCATTTCGTTTGCTTTCTGGATTTGCTCGGCATGCCGTTTCGGGTCTGTTATGCCGAGCTCGCGCAAGGCGTCTGGCCAGGTGGTCAGACCGTTGCGCACGCGAGTGATGACGTTTTCTGTTTCTGCTTTTGGATCGACCATGTCGCGCCGTGGCGGCACCCAATAGGCCTTGACGTCGTCGGTCACCCCACCAGGCAGGAGTACCTGAGCTTCCATGAACCAGCGCCAGACCTGATCGCACAGCTGGGGAATCAACATCCGCCACTGCCACACGTCCACCCGGCGAGCGAAGTTCAACCACCCCATCCGCCCACTGGAAAAGTTGACACCCTTGAGATCGCCCGTGAGCAACTCGTACGGAACGCCCAGCCCGACTGCCATAGCGTGCAGTTGTTGCCAGGAATAGGTCGTGTAGCCGTTGAAAGTCGGCGGCGTGCCGAAGCTGACACTTTCACCAAACCCAAGCTCCTGAACGATTCCCGGTTCAACGCGATCAATAAGTGGCGGCTTTTTTCCGCCCGGCGCCCCTGTGGTTTCATCCTTGGTGACGAATGCCGCGAAGCAAGAGGCAATCTTCGCTTGCTCCATCACCGCATCTTCCATCTCGTCGAAGTTGCGCATGCGCTGGATGACCGGTGCCAACCAGCTATAACCGCGAGCTTGCCCCGGGCGCTTGCGTAGGAAGACGTGAATCACATCCTCTGCCGGGACTCGGCGCGACTGAAGAGAACCCCAGACGGCGTTCGCGCCGGGGTGCTCATCGAACAGCCAATACGCGACCCGACGGCCAAGTGCGTCGAACTCGACACCTTGAATGATCCGGTTGAGCCCGACGATGTCCGCCTTTGACTCGTCGAGAAAATCGGCCTCCAGCACTTGAAGCTGCACAGGAACGGGCAACCCGTCAGAACTGAAACGCCGGCGCCGGCGGACCAAGCACTCGCCACTTTCGGCAACTGCTTCCATGATCATGTGCTGCAGGCCGTAGAAATTATCCAAACCGTCGGCATCGCAATCGGTTGTTTCAGCCCAGGCCTTCCAGAGGTCCATCAGCCGCAAGCCATCACGATCGCGCTTCGCCAATGGCAGCGGAACGATGCCGGCACCGACAGCGTTGTCAGCGATCCCGGTGATGCCACGCTCACCGAACGGATTGTTGCGGCGTTGATCCCGCGCCCTGTTGCGAAGCTTGGCCAGTGCCGGAGCGTTCTCGACGTTGGCATCGGCACCCGTCGCGCGCCACCCATCATTCCGACGACCGCCTGCCGCACCTTCAAACCGGCGCTCGATCATCTTCAGCGCCATGTCAGTGCGTGCTTTCTTCAGCCGCATCTCTGAACGTTTGGCCGCGAACCCGGGAAACAGATCGTCAATCACCCCCATGTCAGTACCCCTTGGAGAATGAGCTGTAACGGCGACCGCCGTCGTTGCAGGCATTCAGCCCAAGCTCGGAAGCCATCAACTTTAGGATCCGCATCATCTCGTCGAGTGACCGGTAGGTGACGCTCTTGTCGGCATAGCGGACCGACAACGCCCCTTCGGCGATGGCCGCCTGCAGGGCGTTGTATTGCTCGATCGTGTAGGCCATCAGTTTTTATTCCAGTGAGAGGATTTCTTCCGCGGCCGTTCTTCAGCGTCCGATTCATTGCCGCCGACTACAGCAGCTACGAGCAGATCGAGATCTAGCCCGAACCGCTGCTGGCAGATGCGCAGCGCGGCGAGTGCGTACACGAAGCAATCGAGCGCCTCGTTTCGTCGGCCGCCGCTGTCCCAGCGCATCACGCGCTTGCCTTTGGAGATGGCTGCTTTTTTCTTTTCTGAGGTGAGTTGCTTGACCTCCGACTCGTCGCAGATCACGTCGTTGGCCGGAAGGTGAACTACCCCAGGCTGAGACACTCCCGCCTGAGATGCAGCCGTATCGACGGGCAAACCCATGCGGCTGTAGAGCAACTCTTTGGCGTTGTCGGTACCGACTTCGGTGAGGAATACCTTGTGCACCTTGTTCTTGGTGCGCGGGAAGTTCGCGATCGGTTTGCCGTAGATGGTCGCACCACGGATCGGCACCACCCAGTGCACGCCATGCTTGCGGCTTTCGGCGTAGACCTCGTCCGCGTAGTGGCCGCCGGCGTCCCACGTCCAGCGCTCAACCTTCATCACGGTGCCGTCCACGCGGGTGAACTGCCGGTGCAGCTCAAGCCCCACCTTACGGCGAAGCTCTTCGCTGGCAGGGTCGCCCATCAGAATGAAGCGATGAACCAACCACGCCTCCTCGCCCGGACCGAACGCCCAGACCCGACCTTCGAAACGGTCGTCCTGGGTATCTATGCCACCGACCAGGACCAGGCCGAGAGCCGGCACCTGCGGATACACCTCGCGGCGCCCGTACAAAACTTCGTGGTCGAGCTTCTCGCCCTGGTCGTCATCCCACGTTTCGCCGCGGGTGGTGTTGATGAAGGTGATTAGCTTCGACACGTCGCCTTTGATCTTCAGCCACTCCTCAGCCAGGCTGAGCCACGTGCTCCAGGTGCTGTAAATCGCCCAGATGCTGAAGCTGACCGAACGAGGTGTACGAATTATCTCGGCGTCAGCACCAAACCAGTCCATGCCGTCGCGGGTCCAGATACCGGTGTGCTCGCAGATCCAGCGTCCAGTTTTGGACGCCTCGACCATCTCGTTGTGCCAGATGATGCAGGCACTGTGCTCGCACACGTACCAGGCTTTCTCGGCCTCACCGAGTGCGTTCTTTTCCCACTTGAGGCCGAACTCACAATCCTTGCCCCCCCACTTGAGCGTCTGCTCCTGCCGGCAGTGCGGACAGTCGATGTGGAACTTGAGCAGGTAGGGTGACTCTTCGACGGCCTTGGTGATCTGGCAGGAGCCAACTCGTTTCGGCGTTGAACCACGAATTGACTTCGGGTAGATAGCACCGTTGAGTCGCTTGTCACCCAGGGTGATGGG